CTTGGTCATCCTTCTTCTTTGTCAATTCAAAGTAAGAGTCGCGCTTTGAACCAGTTAGTAGTGGCTTTGTCTTAGATGTCATAGCCAGTTCAACCATAGATGGTTCTACCATTTTGCCGAATGTACCAGCAGCACCAGCGTAGTAAGCCTGTGGTGTTAGTTCATCAAGGATCTGATTACGAACATCGATGAAACCATTTTTCTGTGCAATAAGACGACCAGTTTGCTCACGCAATTCTCCAGGATTCTTCAACTGGATTGAATCCATAATAAAGTTCTTGCCGATTTGTGCTCTGGTCTTGAGGTTCTTGCCGAAGTTCTTGAAGAAATCATCGGTCTTAGCCATCTGACCAAGAACTAGCGTTGCACGAAGTTGACCGTCAATGGTGTTACGTACTGGATAACCAAAGCGGGTAAGCACTGAAGCCTTGAATATAGAGTTTGCTAGGTCAGCAAAGTCTGTAAGTTCTTTACCAGCAAGGCGTGCAATAACACGAGCCTCAAGGACTTTTTCTCCACCTATTGACCAACGTTTGTAGAGTTTCATTACTGAGTCAAAGTCTTTGAAGTCCATCATAGGGACAACGTTTGGCATTTCAGATTTCCAGAATGGAGATGTAATCAACTTTCCGTTATCATCTACCCAGTATCCGTGATCACGGAAAGATGTCATCATTGCGCTTCGCATATTGCTAAACTGCTGATAAATCTGTCTAGCCTCATCTAGCGGAATGTCATAGCGTAATGCGCTGATTTCAGCAATTTGCTCTTCGATATTTCTAACAGCCTGCATACGCTCATTAGCGTTACGAGCATTGAGATAACTACGGCCCAATTCATTCTTTACGCCAGCATATTCAATGCCGCGTAGTTCTTTTACAGAATTGAGAGCATATTTGATTTCATTGAATGAATCAGATGCTAAACCACCGTCAACTCTGACAATTCCACGTGGAAGTTTATTGAAGAATGGGGCTACGATATTGACAACTGGGCGTGTATATGGATTCTTCTGATACTGCTCAGTATAGAAAGTAAGATTATGACGTGCTTCACTTGCTTTAGCACGAGTCTTTTCAATGGCAACGCCAAGGTTCTTATCAAAAAGCGTGACATCTGCTGCCGATGTAAACTCATTGATAACACGATAGTCACCAATGCTTTCAGATAAAGCCTTGTCCAAGGCTGCATCGCGTACACGAAGATCTTCCAAGACCTTAGTAAGTCTGTTATATTCTTCGATTGTTGGCAAATGCTGTTCTGGTGAAGTAGCCGTACCCCAAGGAATATCATTCATTCTCTTTTGGATAGGGTCTAGAATCTCTTTTGCGTTGATGATTTCATCAGCAATAGATGCCTTAGTGCGCTCAAGTTTCTTGAGGGAAGCCATATCGCCTGCTGCCGCAGAAAGAAAATCTGCTACCTCATCAAATGTCTTGAGTTCTCCAGTGACATCTGCGACAAAATTACGTGCAGTAGTCCTTCTAACAAAGACATCATCAAAGTTCTTTACGGCATCGCCTTCAGTAAGGCGCTGTGCAATGACACCCATTGGTGTCTCACGACCAATCTTGCCACCTGACTTTAGCCACGCACCGTGTGCATCTAATTCAGAACGTAGACGAGCAATGTCATCTACAGTTCTAATTGGTTGATCTAAGCCAAGGGTTTTGGCTACGCCTAATCCTTTACCAGCAAGAACCAGTGGATCTGCGTACCACGAGAGTAATCCATCTACTCCACCAGTAAAAAACTTACCAAAGATCTCATCTTGGAAAGCCTGTTTGCGTTGGTCTGGATCTGCGATATTGAAGTTTGGATCTAAAAATGTTGGAAGAGGAACGCCTTGTTCTTCTAGTAATGGAGTAACTCCAAGTCTTTCTCCAACAGCACCAACGTATCCACCGAATGCCTGTCCTGGAGATACCTCTTTAGCAAGTTTCCAGTTCTGGATGAAGTTATATCCTTCACCTGCAATGTTATCTGCTTCTGCAAGAAGTGCGGTAGATATTGGACGTGTGACAATCGGGCGTACTGCTGTATAAAGTTTATCAATTTCTTCTGCTGCAAGATTGAATACAACATCAGCACGAACTATTTCTGCTGGCTTTGCCAAAGTATTGACATATCTTTTGCCAAACTCTTGCGTTACTTTATCTGCTAAAGCCTTTTCACCAGCAGCAAAATCAGGTGCAACACTAGGTGCCATAGGTGCAACACGTGCTTGTGTCATTCCACCAGCAAGACCAATGGCAGCCTTGATAGGTGCGCCAACGGCAGTACCTATTGCTTTGCCAATTTCATTTTTTATAGTTTGCCAATAATTAGTTTTCTTTTCTTCAGGCACTTGGCACCTCTTGTGTTAGAAAACTAATGAACTGGTCACGATCTGCTTCAGATTCCCAGGGAATTTTGGCAAGCGAAATAATAATCGCTGGCTGGTCATAACCCAGAGCGTCTACAAATGCGGTGACATCCTTGACGAATTGATTCATTAGGCAGGGAATATATTCGCTTGTATACTACGGACGAAGATACGGAATGATTCTGGAGTATCTGGAGCAGCAGCCATAGCGTCCATAGCAGGTAAATACTTTGCTAAAACTTCATTGTCAGATTCTTTTATCTGATTCATACCAAGAGCGCTTGACCCAACATCAGGACCGCGATCTGTTCCAGCCATAATGTCTTGCTCTGGATACGCACTCTGATCAAACAATCCAGCGTTACGTTCTACGTTGCGACGAAATGTAGATGGTGCTTCACCTTTGAAATCTGCAGATTTTGCTAAAGGCGCTCCGCCTTTGATGGCGGCGTTCTCTGTTCCTGCTCCATAAGAGTCTGATTGAAACTGTAAATTATCTGTACGTGTAGAATATGGTCCAGGACCTGCGGCTCCAGCCAAAGGATTCATTGGTTGCTTAGCCATTGTTGTCCTCCATCTTCTCTAAATCTGATGTGAATTGTTCCCACACTCTGGAAACTTTTGTTTTTCTATTTGCGTTATACACTGCTAAATCTAAAATCTCTGATGCGAACATCTCTATGGCTCGCGTTATATTCATAAATAAACCTGAGAGAACTACTAAGAAATCAGCGAGAGTAATAGAGCGCGGTACGTAATCTTGTTCTTCGTCCACGCTCTATCCTCTCTAGTAACACTAAGCCTTCTTGCCTTTACGAGCCTTACCAGCAAAGCCAAACTTGACTGCACCGCCCTTTGGCATTGGAGCCTTCTTTGAGCCTTCTTTTGGCTTGGCTACTGAAGCCTTTGCACGACCACCTTTTTTCATTTCACACCTCCCTACCCTGCAATAGATGCGAGTAACGTAGCAATGTCTGGACGAGAGCCAGCAGCAGGGGCCGCACCCATTTGTTCTGGAGTTGGCTGCGAGGCAGGAACGGGGGCCATACCTGCTGCTGGAACTTCTGCGCCCATTGGCACTTGTTCTGGTTGCTCTGGGGCGAATACTTCTTTTACGATAGTTTCTAGTTGTAAACCTTTTTGACGACCTTTGATTACCTCGGCGATTCTAGAAACAATCTGAGAAGGATCTTGACCTTGTGATGCAAGCGCTGGAATAGCCTGGGCATACTGAGCAACAGCAATACGCAAAGAATCGCGCATCTCTTCAATATCCACACGCTGTTCTTCTTGAGTGACATTCAACTCCATTGGGATTTCGCGACGTACATAGTCGCGGCTGACAAGTTTATCGCTACGCATCTGTAGCAAAGCAATGATGGCGTTGTTTGGATTCATTCCCGACATAATGCCGTAGCGAACATCTACGCCGTATTCGCCATTGATTTGTTTATTTGGTACATACTTCATATTGAATGGAGTACCATCATCAACACCCTTGATTTCTTTCTGGATGTTGCCAAAAATCTTCTCGTCTACTTCAAAGCAGAGTGATACAAGTTCAGTAAACAGGCGTGCAAACTGTGCTTGCGCTGCACGAACTTGTGTATCAAAGCCTGCTTGGAGCGCTTGAACTCCACGACCTGTGATGATAGAGGCATCAACGTTACCGCTACGTACTTCTGGATAACGAGCGCCAAGACGAAGTTCACGCTCTAGAACACCAGATTCAGTAAAGACTCCAGGTGGTAGTTCTAGTGGTACACGGCGGATTGCCTGTGGATTAGCAGAACGCATAATCGCATCAGGACCAAGTGCAAGTTCTTGTACATCTTGTGGAATAGCAATAGGTGCCTGAATAGATTTCTCTGCTGCTTGAATCTGCAATACTGCAAAGCGAGCGCGAGCGAGTTGCACTGCCAAGATATCATCAAACTGACCGCGTGCTTCGCCATCAAGAGATGAACGAACAGCAACACGAGCCATACACTTACCCGTTGGGTTAGGTAGGTTTGATAAAACCAAGTTGTTGCGATCTGGTACATAAATCAAATCTTGGTCTTTGTCGTGATAACGAATCATTGTGATATATGGAGAGCCAGATGCGTATTGGTTCTTAGCAACAATCTGGTTGTAGAACTCTGGATACTGCATCGCTAATGATTCTGCATCGGTATTGATTACTTGAGTTATCGAGATACAACGACCAAAGCGGTCCATCTCAGGATAGACACCGAATGGATTGAGCAAGCGGATACGAGGATTGTTTGATTCGTAATCCATCTCTACGATTGCTGGAAGCATACCATAGGTGTTGAACCAGTCAGCACCGTTATACATCTGAATCTGTAGTTCAGACATTGAGACGTAATAGTTAGCGATACGAGTTCTGGTATCTGCAGACTTGCGTGCGCTATCAGAAACCATATTGGTAGCAGCGCAGTTGAAAGATGGAAGAGGTGCCATCACTTCTGCAAGATCACGAGCAGCAACATCTACGAAGTTAGCAACAAGAGGCTTGGGGTAATCTTCGGAGAACATAGCAGGATAGACCTTGCTAATATCTCCTTGACGTACTGATAGCACGTCGCGCATACGTTGGTCGCGGGCAGCGTACTTCGATTGAAGACGCGATACCTTAGCGACTACCTCTTTGAGTGTAAGCACTTGTTCTCCTTAGATAAACTGTCGTTCTTGCTCAGCAAGGAGTTCATCTATGTTGATAACTACTCTCTTGCTTTTTTCATAACGTGATAAAAATGGATTTTTCAAATGATGTGTTGCGTGGATACCCTGATTGAGCATCTCCCTTGCTCTAATCTCACAGAACCACAAAGCCATCACCATATCGGTCTTACCTTTAGTGGTAGGTGACCAGGTAATAAGTTGCTCGATAAATGATTTGATATTCTCAGTTTGATCATTCGGTAGGTGAATGAGATTATCTCGGTGATGCTTTCCATCTTGCTGCTTTGTGCCAAACAATGTAGACATAGAAGCAACACCGAATCCTGAATCCCATTTGTTATTACCTGTATGGTGTTCTCGCAGTAGCGTTCCCTTAGAAGCCAGGAACTGGCGAATGCCTTCATCTTGGGTGAGGAAGGATTGGAATGCGTTGCGTTCTACAATCCACTCAGAAGGGGTATAGACATTTGTCCAGTCAGTAATCAACTGACGAATTTGTGCTGGAGTAGGTCTGGTAATCTTTATCGCGTCAACAACATAACGCTTATGGGTAATACGATCAATAGCATAGCAAACAGCGGCAGTGTCGCAACCATTGCAGGGTCCAGACCAC